CCAAACACAACGCCTGCTCGAGCGAGACGCAAGAAGCGGAACCCGGTATACAGAACTCTTGAGAGCACACTTCGGAGTGCTCCCCGAGGACAGCAGACTCCAGCGCCCGGAATACATCGGGGGCGGACGATCGCCTGTTATGACACAGGCTATCCCACAGACGAGCGCAACCGTCTCCGGACAGACCGCACTAGCCAGCCTAGCAGCTCAGAGCACCATCACCGGCCAGCACAGCTTCAGCTACCAAGCCCGAGAGCACGGTTACATCATCGGCCTCGCACACATCGACGCCGAGCTCACGTACCAACAGGGACTCCACCGCATGTGGAGCCGACAGACGCGATACGACTTCTACATGCCCGTATTCGCGCACCTGGGCGAACAAGCCATCCGAAATGACGAGATCTATTGCGTCGGCGATCCCACACAGGACACAGCAACCTTCGGTTATCAAGAACGATGGGCAGAGTATCGCCACCGACCCAGCCGCATTAGCGGCTATTTCCGATCGACACGTACCAGCTCGATCGACGGATGGCACAGCGCACAGCTATTCGGGAACCTCCCGACGCTCAACACGACATTCATGGAGAGCACGCCGCCATTCCAGCGAAACCTCGCGGCCGGAAGCAACGCCAACGGAATGCAATTCCTCGCCGACATCCTATTCCGAATCAAGAACACCCGGGCAATGCCTATGTACAGCGTCCCCGGTGGCATGGACCGATTCTAATGGGCGCATCATGGATACCGGCCGCAATCGGATTAGGCGGCGAACTGCTCGGAGACTTCATGAGCAGCAAAGGCCAAGCACAGACCAACGCGGCCAACGCGCAAATGGCGCGCGAGCAAATGCAATTCCAAGAGCGCATGAGCAGCACAGCAGTCCAACGACAGGTGGAGGACTACAAAAAAGCCGGACTGAATCCGGCACTGGCCTACAACGCCGGCGGATCCAGCACGCCCGGCGGCGCAATGGCCACGCAACAAAACGCGCTCGCCAGCTTCAAGGGATCAGCTCAGGGAGCAGCGCAAACCTATAGCCAGCTCGCAAGCACCAAAGCGAGCATCGAGCAGCAACATGCCCAGACGGAGCAGACGAAGGCGCAGACGACGCAACTGCTACTAGAGAGCCAAGCACGACTCCAAGAGCTACAGGCACGATCAGCTCTCATCGGCACCAACGCAAAATTCGCGGCGGAAGCCTACAAACCGAACATGCAAAACCTCTGGCAGCGAAACGTTCTCGCAGACACCGACATCAAGCGACAGAACATGGAGCTGCAGTTCAGAGACGCGACCATCGACCGCGAAAAAGCCATCATGTGGCCACTCGCCCAACAGGCGATCGAATGGCAGATCAAAAACGCCATGGTCAACGCACGCGACACCGCAGCAGGCGCACGGCTCAAAGAGCTACAGGCACCAATGGCCAGCAACATGGCCGAAATGGCCAAAACCAAGTGGGGGAAATACGCCGTTCCCTACATGAGCAGCGCCAAAGACGCTTTCAGCCTCACATCCGCTCTCGCCAAATCACTCTTACCGTAACCGCCAATGGCAATCCGATTCGACTACCGCCAGCAATACGACGACGAAGCAGACGAGATCGAGCGCGACGTTAGCACGATCATCTGCGAGGACGAGACCAAAACGATTCAGGGAGCACCAGACGCCGACATCAACGAGCTCCTCGCTCGATTCGGCATCAACGACGGGAGCATCCTCCCGGCAACACTCGGGGTCTTCGACCCGAGATACTACGGCGACTTCAGCGAAATCCCGGACCTCCGGACCGCACTGGACAACACGCGACTGGCCGAGCAGCGATTCATGGAGCTACCAGCCGATTTGCGGGCCGAATTCAACAACGACCCATACGCACTCTACACCTGGGTTACAGACCCGCAGAATGGCGAAGAGGCCGTAAAAATGGGCCTTCTAGCACGACGGCCCAATGGACCAGAGCCGGAGCCACCAGCTCCACTACCGCCAATTCCACCAGCTCCGGCACCAGCACCAAACGCCTAGCGGCGTCAAAAGACAGAGGGTAAATACCCGTCTGTCAGTGGGCACTAATTCATCAAGGCAAGAAATTAGTGCCCACACCCTCCGCCCTAACGGGCAACCTGCTGCAAACAAAGGAGATAAAAGCAAATGAGACGCAGCAAACCGAATAAACGCCAAAGCGCGCACAGCTTCCGCAAAGGCGCGCGTAAGACGCACCGGAAAAACATCATGGTCATGAGAGGCGGCTGGCGCCTATAACCAAAGGGAGCGCAAGCGATGGCTTGCTATTACCCGGTACCAACGCGGAGAGCCGACGTCGGACCGTGGAAACTCCAACCACAACTGGGCACCGCGGACACCGTCACGCCGTGCAACAAATGCATGGGATGCAGACAAGACAACGCCAACGAGTGGACCGAACGACAGATCCACGAGGCGAGAATGCACCGAGAAAACCGATTCCTCACACTCACCTACGACAACGAGCACCTACCGACCGAGCTACGACCAAAACACCTGACGGACTTCATCAAGCGACTCCGAGAGCACAGGTCACGTGACACGGAAAACATCTTCCTCGGCACCCGATCCGCGTCAATACGCTATCTGGCCTGCGGAGAATACGGAGACAAAACCGAACGACCGCACTATCACCTCTCGCTCTTCAACTGCGGTTTCGCCGACGAAATCCGCTACAGCAACGAGCTACGAGAATCCCAAACGCTCACCGCTATATGGGGAAAGGGAGCCGCCAAACTCGCGACGTTCACACCACGAACTGCGGGCTATGTCGCGAACTACCTCGTCAAGGAAGGCAAAAAGACCTACTACATGGCCGACCATGACGGCGTAATACACGAACGGGAACCACCGTTCAGACGCATGAGCAAAAATCCAGCAATCGGACGCACCTGGCTGGAGAAGTACGGCAACGACCTCCAACACGGCTACATCATCAAACCCGGAGGGATGAAAGTCAGGATACCACGCTACTACACGAAATGGCTCCTATCACAGAACGCTCACAAACAAAAAACGGAGGACAGACGAGCGACACCGATAGAGCACAACGACAGCCGGACACCAGACAGACTCAGGGACGCCGAGATCATCCACAAGGCGAACCAAAAACGAAAAAGCAGAGAACTCTAGTTCCACTCGGCGACTTACTCACCAACGCCCTCTCCGAGGGCTTCTACGGCAAACAACGGAGACACATGCGAGCAGTGCAACTCTTCCAGATTCACGATATGGTCGGACTTACGGTCATTGGACCGATCATCACCGCACATCATCCGGCAGCAGCCGTCCGCCACTTCACAGATCTCTTAGGGGACAAAAGCACCGTACTCGCATCACATCCCGAGGACTACCAGCTCCTACGACTTGGGACACAAGACGAAGCAACCGGGCTCATCGACAACCTGCTCGACCCGGAACCAGTACTCACGGGGAGGCAATGGAAACAGATGCAAGACGCAGCTGCACAACAACCGGGTTAGGCGGGACCGGCTCTAGCCGTTCCCGCAAAAGCGCGCGAACGTCTAGAACCGGTGATAGGAGAAGCGGCAACTTCAACCATCACACCACACATGCCCAAAAACCTGAGCCAGCGAAATCAACGCGTAAACGTTGATCACTTCAGCATGGTGCCCCGCGCGGATATCCCGCGCTCGACCTTCACAACCGAACACACCCACAAAACCACCTTCGACGGCGGATACCTCATTCCGATTCTCGTCGAAGAAGTCCTCCCGGGAGACAGCTACCACGGCGAAGCAACAGTGTTCGCCCGAATGAACACGCTGCTCTTCCCGCTCATGGACCACATCACGCTCGAAACATTCTTCTTCTTCGCACCCAACAGACTGCTCTGGAACAACTGGCAGCGATTCATGGGAGAACGCGGAGACCCGGGCGATTCGATCAGCTACAGCATTCCACAACAACAAACGCCAGTCGACGGCAACCTTGTGGGCAGCCTGCAGGACTACATGGGCATACCCGGCAAAGGACAAATCACCGTCGGCAAAAGCATCACGGTCAACGCGCTTCCACTCCGCGCATACCAGCGAATTTGGAACGAATGGTTTCGGGACCAGAATCTCCAGAACCTTGCAGCAGCTCCAAACGGAGACGGGCCTGACGGAGCAGTGGACGCAGTGTTGCGACGGCGCAACAAAAGACACGACTACTTCACCTCGGCCTTACCATGGCCCTTAAAGGGGGGAACCGGTGTCAACATGCCGCTCAGCGGCACCGCACCGATTAAAGGACTCTCAATCCTCGACAGATCCTCCGGACTCACAAACCAACAGGGCTACGAAACAGCACGAAATTTCGGAGCGCTCACGACCTACCCGTTCGCAACCAATGTTACCGGCGCAACGGCCAGCTCACCAGCAGCGCAAAACCTGTTCATCGAACAGGACGCCTCACGCAATCCGCTCATCTACGCAGACCTCAGCCAAGCATCGGGCGCCACCATCAACGCCCTGCGC